TGCTTCTTTTGGAGCAATCAGGCAAAAAGAACACGAAACAATATAGAGAATTAGAAAACCAATACAAAAAGGTTACACGATCAGCAAAGCAAGGGGATAAAGCGCTTAAAAAATTAGATTCAACAGTTGGGGATAATTTCAGGAATGTTGGTAATTACAAAAGCGCATTAGGTGGATTAACAAACTTATTAAGCCAATTTGGTTTGGCAATGGGTGTTGGTGCAATATCAAAAGATGCTATTGGAGTAGTAAAAAATTATGAACAATCAAATGCAAAACTTTCAGCAATTCTTCAAACAACAGCTGAAAAAACAGAATCCCTTCAAAAGATACAGCGAAAATTGGGAGGATCAACAAAGTTTACAGCTTCAGAGGTTGCAGATCTTCAGATTGAATTAGCGAAATTGGGATTTTCACAGGATCAGATTGAACAAAGTACAGAATCAGTTTTAAAGTTAGCTTTAGCATCAGGAACAGATTTAGCAAGGGCATCAGAAGTTTCAGCTTCTACTTTGAGAGCGTTTGGATTAGAAGCCAAAGATATTGATAGAGTTGCCAATGTTATGGGCGCTTCATTTGTTACAACAGGTTTAGACATGGAAAAATTTGCTGAAGCAATGAAATATGTTGCACCTGTATCAAAAAAAGCGGGTGTTTCAATAGAAGAAACTTCAGCAATGTTGGGTGTTTTGGCTAATAATGGAATTTCAGGAAGTCAAGCCGGTACTTCATTAAGACAGGTCTTGTCTGAAATGGATGCAACAGGAAAAAGCACTTCAGAAGCATTAAAAGATTTATCTGAAAAAGGATTAGATTTAGCCGGAGCGCAAGAAGAAGTCGGTAAAAATGCAAAAACTTCTTTATTAGTTTTATTGGATCAGTTGGATACAATTCCAAAATTGACAAAAAAATATGAAAATGCTGAAGGTGTTGTTGATGAAATGGCGGACACAATGCAGAACACTTTGGGCGGTGCAATGGATAAATTAAGAAGCGCTTTTGAAGAACAAATTTTGAAGATGAATGAAACAACTTCAATAGGTAACGCTTTGAAGAATACATTTGAATTTTTGGCTGAAAATTTAGGGACAATATTTTCTATTTTGGGTAAAGTTTTAAAGCTTTGGATCACTTACAAAGCAGTAGCAAAAGCAACATTGATTTTAAATCAGTTGCAAATAAAATCATTCAAAGATCTTTATAAATCATTAATTACTTCAGCAAAAGGATTTAAAAATTTAGGAAAAGCACAAAGAGAAGCCGGAAAATCTTCTTCAGGTTTTGGAAAAGCTTTGAAAGGAATTGGAATGGCTGTTGCTATTAATTTAGCTATTGAATTAGCTTCAGCAATTTATGATATTGCAAAAGGTTATGATGTTGCAAATGAAAAACAAATTGCATTTGAAAGAACATCAAAACAACTTGAAAGGAATCAATCCAAACTTCAGTCCCAAACAGATGAACAGATTGAAAAGGAACGAAAAAGATTAGAAATTTTGGTTAACAGAGGAGAGTTGGAAAATAAAGTTGCACAACAGGAATTTAAAAACTTCCTTCTAAAAAAGGAGTTTGTAAGAACTGAATCAGATTTTGAAACAAGAACTGAAAAAGATGTTTATGAAAACTTATTTGACAAAATAAGAAATGAAAGATCTGAATTGCAAAAACAAATAAAATTAATTGATGCTGAAATAAGAAATCTTGAAAATGATCCTTTTAAAAATAGGTTGAAAATTGCGGATGCTGAAGGGAGAAAGCAAGCTTTAAAAACAGCAATTCAGAACAATATTGATTATACAAATTCTTTAAAAGAACAGCTTTATCAAACTGAATTAATAATTGAAGCAAAAGATTCAGATATTGATACAGATATTGAAGGCAAAAAGACAAAGAAAGAATTGAAAACTGAATATGATAAACTGAATAAAAGTATATCAGAACAAAAAAATCTTTTACATCAAATACAACAAATAGAAAACCAAAGAAATTTGAGGGGAGTTGATATTGAAGCGGAGAATAAATTTAAAGAAGAATTGGATAAAGCAATATTAACCGGAGAAGTAGAAGTTGAAAACTTTGAAAGGATTTTAGAAATGAAATCAGAAATTCAAAAGGATTATTTAAAAGATAATTTAACTTTTACAATTGAAAATTTAAATGAAGAATTTAATATTAGAAAAAATAAATTAATTCAGGATTTAGAAGAAGAAAGGATTGAATTGTTAAAACAGAAAGATTTAACAGAAGAAAAAAAGCTTCAGATTGAATTAAATTATAAAAAGAAAAAAGAAGAATTGGATCAAAACCTTCTTATTGAATATACAGATCTTCAAACAAAAATAAAAGTTGAAACTGAAAAAAGTGCTGAAGAACTATTGACAATTGAAGCTGAAAAGAATAATAAAATAAATGAATATAATGATGAAATAAATGATGCTTTAGAAGGAAGAGCAGATAATCAAAATAATTCAGCAAAAGATTTAAGAAATAAAGATTTAGAAGATCAGAAGAATTATTTTGATCAAATAAATCAATTGGCAAAATTATCTTCAGATTTCTTCATTAAACAATCAGACAGAAAAATAAAAAGAATTGAAGCTGAAAAAAACGCTTTGGAAAAACAATCTGATTTTCTAAAAGAATTAGCTGTTGAAGGTAATATTTCAGCAAAAGAATCATTGGCTTTAAATGAAAAGCTTCAAATTGAATCAAATCAGAAGAAAGAAAAAGAACTTAGAAAACAGGAAAAGATAAAGGTTGCAATGTCAGTTTTTGATGCTTATTCAAGAAATTCAACAGATCCAAAAGTAAAAAATCCGGCTGTAAAAACAATTTCTGATATTTCTGTTCTAACAGCTTTTATTAATTCTTTACCAACATTCTATGAAGGAACAGAAACAACTGTTGCTGAAGCATTAGGGAAGCCAAATTTAAGTGGTAAAGATGGACATATTGTCAGAGTTGATGGATCTGAAAAGGTTTTAAATCCAAAACTTTCTAAAATGACAGGAAATTTAACAACAAATGAAATTGCAAAGATTTCTGAAGATCGTATTCAGGGAAAACTTTTATACAGTAATGAAAACAATTCTTCAAATACTGATTTAATGAATAGTATATTGATAAATAAATTAGATACTTTAAATAGTACAATAAAAAACAAACCTGAAAATAAAGTTGAAGTTTCTGAAGTTGTTGGTGGTGTAATGCACATAATTGAAACAACAAAGAAAGGGAATATGAAAGTAAGAAATATCAGAAGGTTTAATTAAACATAAAAAAAGGGATTCATTTAATAGAATCCCTTTAATCAAGCTTAAAAATAAAGTATAACAAGAAGTTGAACAAATATAATATTTTATTATGAAACATTTTATAAATAATAAAGAAATAACACCTAAAAACGTATTTGATATAGGTGTTCAGGTTGATTTTTCAGCAAAAATTGATCAAAATAAACTAACAACTGATAAAATAATCCTTCCAAATGAAGGAATGAAAGAAGTTTTACATCATAAAGATACAGTTGGAGTATTTGAAGGACTTCCATATCATGTTGAATTGCAATCAGGATCTAATATTGATATGTATATTGATTTAACTTCAGATGTTATTTATAAAGATACTGAAATTGAATGTACGTTAAAACAAAGATTTTCACATGATAATTTTTTTGATAATGCTGAAGGATTATCATTTGAATTGATCCATACAAAAAAACCTTTTACAATTTATGATGTTGGTTTTCAATTACAGGTTAAGGATCAATTGGGTAGATCAATTACTTTATCATTGGCAATTTATTCTTTATCTGTTGGTATTGCTCAACAAGTCAAAGAATTATCTGAAGTAACAAAAGAATTTGTATCAATAGCCGGTTATGGATTTTCAGCTATTGGAAAAATAATTGAAGCGGGTTTAAAATTGATTTTAACTACTATATTTTTAGCTGTTTTAGTTTTTCAGGCTTACAAACTAATTCAGGCTTTAATTGAAATAAATTTTCCTAAAACAAGATATTTAAAAGGATCTAAAGTTTTAGATTTAATACAAAAAGGATGTGATTATTTGGGATATACTTTTGAATCTTCAATATTAGAGAATGAATACAAAGATTTAATGATCTTACCTATTCCAATAAATAAAACAAAGGAAAAGTTTTTTGAAATATTTTTAAATGATTTAAACGATTCATTTACAAAAGGTTATCCAACAGCTAATGATACAACACCAACATTAGGAAGCCTTATTTCAGCAATGGAATCAAAATTTAATGCAGAAACAAAAATAATAAATGGAAAAGTTACTTTGGAAAGATGGGATTATTGGATTGATCAATCTTCAATTCAAATTCAATCTTCATTAACTTTACAGGATGAAGCGCAAAATTCATATAAATATGATTTTTCAAGACTTTTTAAAAGATATTTAATATCATATCAAACAGATTATTCAGATCTTTATACTATTGATAATTTTGAAAATTCAAATACAGAATATAGTTTAGAGAGGGAAAATATAATTAATAATGATTTAAATTCAATTAAAGGTTTAACTGAAATTCAAATTCCTTTTTCTTTAGCTTCAATTAAAACTGAATATGATTGGTTGGAAAAAAGATTTTCTGAATTGTATAAATTGATTGATAAATTAGCGGGAACTAACTATGCTAATAAAAAGAATAAATTAGGATTAATTATTTTATCTGATCAATTTTATTCAGTTACTAAATTAATTATGTATGATGGGAATAAAAAACAATCTTTAAATTATAATGATTTTCTTTCAGCTTCCAAATTATGGGAAAAATTCCACTATATAAATAATATTTCAGAAAAACCTTTTTTAATAATAGAGAATGAAAAGGTAAAAATGAATGATCAGGAATTTATTAATATTTTAAATAAAAATTATGTTTCAATAGATGGATCAGTTGTTGAAATTACAAATATTCAATACTTCCCGGAAAGAAAATTTGCTGTAATAAGCTATAAAAAACAAACTGAAATATTAGATAAAAATATTAAATTGGTTAAAGTTTATTAAATTTGTTTTATGGAAACAGGATTATTTAATGATATTCTTCAAAAGTTGGAAAGATCCAATGAAAATCAAAAGAATACAATTCAAAATTTAATGTCAAATGAAAACCTTTCAGATATTGAAAGGTCAAAATTAAATGATATTAAAAATAAAAATGAAGAAGTACAAAAAGCTTTAAAAGATAAAGATTTTAATAAATTACAAAAACTGATGGAAAATGTCAATTCAATTATCAAATAGAACTTTCACAGATGTATATGGAAATGATTATTCTTTATATAAAGCAAATTCAGGGGATGATATAAAAGTACGAATTGATTTTACAACTTCAGTTTCAACAAAATCTTCCACAACTAACATAATGAATTTTTATGTTTTCACAAAGGAAGTGATCAGAACTGAAGGAAGTTGGATTGATGATGGTTTTAGAATTGGGGATGTAGTAACTTTTATTGAAAAAGATTCTTCAAACATTACAACATTTAATTATAATTTGACAATTTTATCAATATCTGATAAAGTAATTACTGTAAATGGTTTGCCTTCAATAAATGGTGGCTCTGTTGGTAGCGGTTCTATTTGGTACTTCTTTACAAATAAAGCTTTTCAAGAATTGGAATTAAATATTAATTGGATTGAAAACCTTTTAAATATTTCATTTGATTCAGCAATTGATCAGGAATCAGTTAAATTAACGTTAAAAGGTTTAGATTCTTTATCGGTAACATCCGGAGCGGGATCAGGAACTGATTTGATTCAAGTTGGAAAAAAATCAGGATCTTTTGCTGTTCAAAATCCTAAAATTTGGAGGTTTCCAAATCAGGTTGGATTAGATCCTTCAGAGGTTATTTATAGCTATACTATTATTTATACAGTTACTGATTTAGGTGTTTTATTTCCTTCTTTTTATGTAGGTCAATTTAATATAAATTTCATTGAATTATTAAAGTTAAAAGTAAAATCAGGGGATTCTTTTTATACTTCTTTACAGTTAACAGATCCATCAAATACAGGTTATTTTGATGAAGCTTTTAATGATGAAGCCACAATAACAACATCAAAAGAAGTTATTTCTGAAGTTTATTATAATCATCCTAATATTTATAGTTTAACTTTTTCAGTTAATGATACATCAGTTACAGAAGTTGAATTTGGATCAATTTATAATATAATTGAAGAAGATTATAATCAAAATGTTTTTGAAAGTCAATCAGAATTATTGTATTTGTTAAAAACAGGATTAATTGGTACTTCAGATATTGGATCAGCATTTAATGATTTTAATTCTGATGTATATTTTATATTAAATAATTTTTCTTTTTCAGATTCTTCAGGAATTAGAACTTTTGTAATTGATTTTACTTTATTTTTTAATTTAGGTTTTCAAAATTTTATAGAAAGCAGAGGAGCATTTGAAAGATTATTTACAGCATGGGTTAAAATAGGTAATACAAATAATTTAATTTACAATAATCAACTATTATTTAAAAGTGCTGTTGGAAGTGAATTTAATGCAAATAAACTTGCTTTAATTAATCATGATAATAATAATAATTATTCAGATAATTCTTTTTTCCCTTTATTAGATACTAAAATTGATAAAGATGTTAATATTGAAGATGATATTGCTTATTTTATTGATTTCGATTTAAATATAAATGATATTAATGAAGCTATAATTGTTGAAATTTATTCTGATGAATTTATAACTGAAACAAATGAATTGATTTTAGAAAGGTTTTCATTTGATATTTCAAATCAGGATCTTCAGTATTTTGTAAGAATGACAGCGCCAATTTCAAACAATTTACCAAATTCAAGCGCAAAAAAAGAAGCATATCTTCAAGTTAAAACACCATATAATCCAATTACAGGTATTTTAGAAGTTAGACTTTATTATCCTTTTATTATTAGGTGGGAATATTGGATTAAACAACTAAATGCAACATCTTTTTATAATTCCAAAAATATTGGATTTAAAGATTGGAAAAATTACAGCGATTCTTTTTTATATTCTACACAATTAAATATAAGAACAAAAATCAGGAGAAATTCAGTTGAAGATTTTAATAAATATACATTTGATGAAAAAAATGAAGTGCAATATTATGATGGATCTTCAGATATAAATTCAACTATTAATTTATATGATTATCCTTCATTAACTCCTTTAAATTCAATAGAGAATGGAAAACAGATATTAATTGAAGCTGTTCATGTTTTACCGAAAGATTGGAATTACAACAGAAAAGAATTTTTATTTGGGGATGTAAGAATATATGAGAAAGAAAGCAATCCTTCTTATTTAATGTCAACAGAAATTGATACAGATGTTAATTCATTGAATCCTTTATATGGTATTAATAATAATAGATTAGAAACAGAATATTTTACAATTGCACCCAATTTTGATTATCCTGTTAAGTTTACTTGTTTATTAGATACTAATAAATTAAACGGATCTGAATATTGCATAACATCAAGAATTTCAGATAATGGGGAAATTTACAATGGAATTGAAAAAAACAAAATAACTGAAGAAGATTCTTTTAAAATAACAGAGGATTTAAATCAAAAAATAACAGATTAATTTTTAATTTTATAAAAAAAATAAAATGTCATTAAACGAAAAAATTACAGAATATATTCCTTCAGATGGGAATCCGGATCCTTTATCTTTGTTGGATATATCTGAAAAAATTGGATCAGATTTTAAAACTCGATCTTTAACTCTTCAAGAATTGTATGATATTATTTCTTTGTCAATATCAGATGTAGTAACTTTTCAAAATAATTCAGGTGTTTTAATAGAAAAGGGATCTTTGGTTTATTTGGATGGGGAATCTTCAGGAATTGCTTCAGTTGTAAAAGTTGATTCATCTTATAATACAGATTCAAAAATTTTTGTTGCAAAAGAAAATGTTTTAAATGGCGCTTCAGGAAGTTTTATTTATTATGGTTTAATAGATGAAATTGATACTTCATTATTTACATTAGGAAGCAAATTATATTGGAATGTATCAACAGGAATAATTGAAGAAACTGAAGGATCAGATAAAGTTTTTGTTGGTATTTGTGTTGTTTCAAATGTATCAGGATCAATATATTTTGCACCACAAAGAGAAAAAGGAACAGCTTTTTATTTATTTAATTCTGTTATTGATGCGGGGGATAATAAAACATCAGATATTGTTAGATCCGGGAGAATTTGGATTGAAGAAGATTCTGAAAATAAAGCAGTATTACAAAAAAACGGATTGAATGTTTTAGGGAATGGCGGTACTTTTATAGGACTTTCAACAGCTTCAGATACTTCTTTTCCAAAAATAGAAACAAAAAGATGGCGCGGTACATATTTAACACCTTCACACCTTTTAAATGGGGATTTATTAGGTTTAATTTATTTTAAAGCGGGTTTAATAAGTGATTTTGGAGCAGATATTAGAGCAAAAGCAACTCAAAACCATACTGATTCAAATGGCGGAACTTCATTAGAATTTTTTAATACTCCTAACAATTCAGCAACAAAAGTTTTATCATTGAGAATTGATCAGGATGGATCTGTTTCATTTAGAAATTATAACTTCCCGGCTAATGATGGAGCAGTTAACCAAATATTAAAAACTGATGGAGAAGGAAATTTAAGTTGGGCAAATGGTGGTGGAGGTGTTACAAGTTCAGGAACTAATAATTACCTATCAAAATTTAATACTGATGGTCAAAATTTAGTTAATTCGTTACTTACTGATAACGGAACAACATTGGAACTAATCGGTTCATCTACTGATAACTACAAAGGTTTGTTTCTTATTAAAAATGAAGTTAACAATCCAACAAATAATAGTTTTTTAATTGGTTTAAAGTTAGACAATAGGTTTATAGGGAATCCTGCTACTACTTTAAGGATTAGAGGTATTGAGTTAGTTACAACAAACTTGATTGGAGGTTATTCTAATATAGGAATAAGAAATGGTGTTAATGGTAATTACGAGTTAGGTGGCAATCATTTAAAAGGAATTTCAAATTATGTAGGTAATAACATTACTAATGATGAACAAACATTTGGTATTTTTAATCAGGTTGGTAATCCAACAGGCAATACAAATAGTTCTGTAGATGCAATTGGGATTTATAGTCGTGTTATGCCTAACATTGGAGGTGGTGGCACTTATTTGGCTCAATTTAGAGATGGAACTGAAGGAGTTGGAAAATTTATAAAATCAATTACGGCAGAGGGTAAAGCTAATTGGTCTAATATAAACGAAAGAGATGTTCAAGTTAGAACAGTTACAGGTGCAACATTTACAGGTTCAACATTTGATTTCCTTTGCGAAAATTATTTGATTTCAGAATATACAGCAGATACTCTTAATGTTACTGTAACTTTTAATAATCCACAGGAAGGACAAACTTATTCAATGGTTTTTATTCAAAGCGCTTCATTGATCAATTTAACACTTCCAACAGGTTATTGGCTTAATGATATTGCACCATTTGATTTTTCAACAGAATTAGCAAGTACAGAAAGAGCAATGATAACAGCAACTTATTTAAATTCAACATGGTATTTTGCTGTAAAAAAATTAAAATTAGTTTAAAATTATGATGAATCTATTATTACAAGGTGTAACAGGACAGCTTTTTGGTGGTGGAGTTATACCGCCCGGAACTATTCAGATAGGTACAATTGGCACAACTGCAAGTGGTACATTGGGAGTTGCACCTTTTTCTTATGCTTATGATAATTCTTTTTCAGCATGGATAATAGAAGGATCAGAACTTTCTTCAATTGGTGGTGGTGTAGATTTTACATCTTTGGAGTTATATTTAGGTGCTATGAATACTGCACCTTATTCAATGATTAACCAAAGAATTTATATGGCACATATTGATAAATCAAATTGGACAGGTTCGTTGCCGGATGTTAATATAACAAGTTCAGAAAATTTAACCAATATAACCTATGTTAAACCAACATTCAGTAAAAGTTATCAAAGTTCAGAAATAAATACATGGATAAATTTCAGCTTTGGATCAAATTTCACTTGGAACGGAAATGATAACATTGTTATTTGGTGGGAAAACAGAGATGATTCTTTTGCTTTTGGAGGTCCCCGATTTGATATTGAAAATAAAAGTGGTTCAGTTGCATATAAAAGGCAAGATAACAACTATCCAACAGGTTCTTGTTTTTTAGATGCAGAAAGACCGATTATGAAATTAAATTACCAATAATATGAATTTAGAAATAGTTAGAACAGAATTAGAATTATTAGGTGTTGTTTCTTTATTAGAAGAAAAAAACAATATGTTATTTATTTCAATAAATACAGTTTCAGAAAATCAATCAAGTGTTGATTTTTTTAATGAAATTGTAAATAATTACATATTGTCCACTTATCCAATATTGGAAGTTTTCGCTTTAGAAGGTGGAAGTATAAAAGCAATTTATAAAAAATAAAATAATGGCAGATCTTTTTTATAATAGAACAAAAAAATGCTTTAAATTAATTGATGTAAAGAAAATAATAAATAGATTAGATTTCAATATAAAGGAATGTTGTGATCCGTTTAAAGTTTTTGGAAATGGATCTGAAGGTTATATGAATGATTTTACTTCAGCATGGTTTAAACTTCAAACAATATCAGATAATGTTACTTTTGTTTTAAAGGATTCAGAAGGTAATAATACAATTTATCAACCGGAAAGAAAAAGATGTTTAAATGATTCTTTGGGATATGTTTCTACAATTAATTGGAGTAATGTTTTAAATTCTGATGGATCAGGATGTTATACTTTTGAAGTTAATTTTGATATTGATGGCAATACAGGTTCTTTTATTTGGGGTGTATATGATTTAAAAGAATTTTCTATTGATAGAGTGAAGGGATCTGTAAGGGTTTTATCAGTTTTTAATCAATATTTCAAATCAGATAATATTGATCTTACAAACATGAATTTAGTTGATACAGTTAGATTTAACGGATTTTTTGGTAATAGTCAGCCAAATTATGAAATTGATAATCTTATCCTTCAAAATAGATCAATTGAAAACATTCAGAGGGAATCAATAAAAACATTTGAATTAAATTCTGATGCTGTAAAAGAAGCATTTACAAAGCTTTTGATTGATGTACATTTTTTATTGGAGAATGAAATTTATATTTCAGATTTTAATGAAATGAATCATGATCAGTATTTAAAAGAAGTTCCTTTAATAGTTAAAGAAAGTCCTGAAATTGATTATTTGGAATTATCGAAATTTGCAAAATTTAAAGTAATTTTACAGGAAAAGAAACGAAATAAATTAGCAAATTATAATGGCGGTTAAAAAAAGAAGATTTTACGAAGGTCAAAACATTAATGGAAAGATAGTTAAAGAAATTTTTAAGGATTCAAAAGGTTATTATCTTCATTTTACTGATGGTACTTATCAGGAGTTTCCAAACATAAAAAAGTAAAAGTGATGAAAACAACATTGATTTCAATAGTTAAATATTTTGGATTAGCTTTATTTAGTTTTTTCGCACCTATAATTTACGCTTTTTGGTTAATTACAATTTTAGTTGTTACAGATACAATAACAGCAATAATGCGGGAAGGTCGAAAAGATGTTAAAAACATTACATCCAAAAAAGCTTTTCCATTAATTCCAAAACTAACTTTTTATTTTCTTTTGGTTATCGTTGCGCATGGTTTAGGGGTTTTAGAAAATCAACTTCCTTTTGTTAAATTTGCGTTAATCGGGATCGGTTGGATCGAGATTAAAAGTATAGATGAAAATTTTCGGGGGTTGTTTGGTTTTTCTTTTATAGATAAAACACTTCATGCGATTAAACAGGTAAATCAGATTAAAAGGCATAAATAAGATGAATAATAAACATTTTAATTATTTAATTATAGTTTTAATTTCTGTTTTAATTTTCAGATCATGCTTTAATAATGAAGATAAATTTGAAGAAATAAAAAGTTACTCAATAGAAGAAATTGAT